TTTTCTGGCGTGTAGAGAGGTCGCCCCATCGCTGATGCGAAAATGGCCTCGAGTCTGCTTGCAATTTTTATTTCCACATCGGCACGTGGATAGCGGTCCGCCAGGCAGCGACACCGTGAGATTTATGGAGAGTATTTTTCGGGGTTTTACAAACACGCACACTCACTCAGAGAACTGTCACACGTATGTGATCACCAGGCTAGAGAGCGCAACTGTGGTCAGCTGGTCCCCCGCGCCTGTAGCAGTAACGTTGATCTTGAAAACGTTGGTGCCGTCACTCATGCTCACGCCTTGAATGGGCGTGGACAATCTACCACTAGCCGCCATGGTCGCGGAATTCTCCGCAAATGCAATCGGCGTGGCATCTTTGTACGCATCGAGTACGACTTTCATGGCCTCTGCATTCACATTGGAGACCACCACCGTAGCAGTGTATTGGAACACCCCACGCGGCATTATGATGGCCCCTAGTGAGTTAGTCGGGGTCGCATCCTTGTAACCAACGTAGACAACCACATCGAACTGTGTGGCTTCAGCTACGCCAGTGACGAGGGTTTGCGAAGTGACCGTGTAACACAACGTTGGAGGGGGCCGTGTAGGCGGTGGCGGTGGAGAGTGCCTGAACAAGATTGAGACTTGGATTGAAGAAGGCGATGCGATAACGTATCCAGATGGCACCCCAGGCAACGGACCCGCTGGCGTTGATGACGCCAATGATGAGTTTCCCCATATCGTATCCGTTGATGTTGCCCCCGGGGGGAGGGCCTCCCCGCACCCGCAAAACTTGCAGAGCGCGGTGAATGCGGCGACAGTCCACGCGCAAAGAGAAGCTCTCATACGGTCGGCCAGCCTTCGAGTGCATAGCCACCAAGTTCTGAACAGTCGCAGGAAGAGAATCGAGGCAATCATAATCCCACCCGAGATAGATCGTGCCCACTGTTGTGGTGACACCATCGGATGGAATGTACAGAACCTCGAGAGACTCGACCCGGTAACTCTCATACAGTTGACCTTGACGCAACAAAATGTTAAAATTGGGATGAGTCGGCTGGCAGGCGAATCCAAGGGCGGTGAAGGCGGTCTGGCCACTCACCGTCACAAAACGCTCAGTGCCTTCGACGAGGCTACCACGTCCTCGAGCGGTAACCCGAACCGGAGGAGGGTTCAGGACCGTAGAGTACACGGCAGGCTTCGAAGATTTCCGAACCATCAGTTTCTGCTGTCCTCGCTTGTTGCCCTTCATGACAGCGCTATCAACGACTGACTGCTTGACAAAAGCGCGCCCCAGTTGGCTTTGGAATGAACGATCCCGCGAAGAAAGAAGTCGAACTCCTTCTTGCAACTCGTCAAACGTTAAGTCACGCTTAGGGATCCCCAACACGTCGCGTATACGTTTAAGAAGTAGAGCCTGCTCACGTAGCGCCTGGTGGTGCTTGTGGGCAGCTTCTTGACGGTCTCGCCGTTGGTGCTTCTCGTGGTACCAGCTAGCGTACGCCTTACGATCGTAGAAAACGAGGGTCTGTGATCCGTCGTCCACGTAGATTGGGCGAATGGTAGTTGGGTTCGGCTTCGGCTGCTTGGCCGGAATGGGCGGCACTGGCTGCGTCGTTGGCACAGGCTTGGGTAGAGGCTTAGGCGTAGGCTTAGGCGTCGGCTTGGGCTTGGGCCGCGGAGGCAAGAAGTCGATGGAAGGGATTGGGGGTTTCGGCTTTGGCCTAGGCTTAGGTTTGGTCGAAAATGCGTTGTTGATCGCGTGGAAGAGCTCTATCAAAGGATTGACTCCACCAATTTGGCCGATCGGCATGAAGAACGCAAAATTTTGTTTCCCGAAGGAACCCAGTCACCGCAAAAATTAAATACGGATCGTGGGGTGAGGGTAGGATTCGAAGCGAGACCAATGGGGTAAGGAATCACAGAGAAAAGTTGACGAGTTCAGGGGTTGACATGAAAACGTCAGCGGGAGGCGGGTTGTCCCAGTGCAGTTTGAGCGAATTGTACATAGTTTCTAACGCAAGTTGTCGTTGTGGCGGGTACTTGAAGGCCTTGAAGAAGGATACGCGAGCTGCATCGGTTACGACGCTACCTGCAGACATCCCCCGAGCAAGGAAGGTCATCCCTGTTTCCTCCGTCCATCTTTCACGACGCGCCATCTCTGCTCCGCGGAGCAGACTACGGTAGTAGGCACCCACAATGGGTATATTGCCAGCTAAGGCAAGACCACACTCCGCAATGGCCTTACGTGCAACAAGCCAATCATTCCTGTTGCGAATACTTTTGACGCTCAACACATCTTTAGCCAAGGACGCCATCACATTGCGTACCATGACATACTGCACACCGTCATCAACCGGATGACCATGGCAAAACTCGATATCTTCCAGGCAGTAGACAGGTTTTTCGACCTTCATCGTGAAGCCGAGATTCAAAAACCATGCCTTGAGTCCACGGAACTTGTTGCGGTTGTGGGCTTCACAGACCACGACACAATCGTCCCCGTTATTGACGAGGGAGTAGTCGCGGACCGTTAGTCCCACAGAAGTGAAATAGGCATAGACCAAACCACACATAATCATGCAGTTGCCGAGCGCGGTGTTCATGTCGCCGCTCATGCGTCCGCCGTAGTGGTACGCCTTAATCACACTTCCTGCAGTTCGTCCGTAAAGCCTGCCTTCGAGCTGCCACGACAGAAGTTTCGCGAGCCGAGGGTCTTCTCCGTACATTGAACAATACACGGAGTGCTCCCACCTCAGCATATCGACCGAGACGTGTTGGTCGAATCGCGAAGCATCCAGTCCAATCGCCATCGGCCGGTTGAACCGCTTCCACTTGGTGTGGAGCAGTCCTCCAACCGCGTTGGCGTTGAGGCCCTTCGTGACGGTTACCTCCCCGAAGATCTCTGCTATCCTCCGATACACCAGATGCTCGATTGGTTTAAT